AAAAATGCCGAATGTTGTATTAAATCTATGGTTACGGCTTTTATAGGAATGGGCCTTGCTATTAAAGCGCTTGGTATTGGTTTATTGATGGAATCATTTAATATATTTAAAGATATATTAGGTAAGAATCAAGTAATTATGGATTTGTTTAGCACTACTGTTGGTGCTTTATCTATTGCATTTAATGATTTAATTGGTTTTGTATTAGACAACTTTCCTGCAGTCATAAAAGTATTTAAAGATGTATTTGAAAACCCTACAAAATATTTAAAAAAGTTTGGTGATTTAGTTAAAGAAAATTTAATTGAAAGGTTTAATTCATTTTTAGATACTATAGGTTACATTGGCGAAGCAATAAGCAAAGTATTTGAAGGTGATTTTGCAGGTGCTATGGAATCTGTTAAACAAGCAGGTAAAGAATCGGTTGATATATTTACAGGCGTTAATAATACAGTTGATAGAACAGGTAAGGCTTTAGGTGAAGCTGCCGATGCAATAGCTAATTATGCGGTTAAAACATTTAAAGCATCAGAAGCAAATGTTAAACTACAAAATTCTGCAATATTAGCTGCTGCAGAACAAGGTAAGTTAGTTGAGCAATACGATAGGCAAGCAGAAAAATTAAGACAAATTAGAGATAATGATTTATTAAGCATTGATGATAGAATTAAAGCTAATAATGACTTACAAAAAGTTTTAGAAAAGCAACAACAAGCTATGATTGCACAAGCTAATTTACAAGTTAGTGCAGCACAAGCTACATATTCAATGAATAAAAGCATTGAAAATCAAGCAGCAGTTACAGAAGCTTTAGCAAATAAAGAGGGTGTGCTTGCACAAGTTGAAGGGTTACGTAGTGAGCAAATAGCAAATAGTATTTCTTTACAAAAAGAAAAAATTGCTATGGGTCAATCAGAAATTGAAGGTTTAAATGCTTTGGCTATTGAACAAAAGAAATTTGAGGAAGAACTACAAACTAATGAATTAAAAAAATTAGAAAATCAAAGAGCAAATTTACAAGAAGAAAAAAGAATTGAACTTGAAAGGTTACAATCTAAAATTGACGTTGCAGTTATAGGTACACAAGCAAGAATAGATGCCGAATTAGAATATGCAACTAAAAAGCAAGAAATAGATAATGCTTTAACTCTTAATCAAATTGAAACTAACAAAGCAAGAGTAGAAGATGAAAAAGCAACTGCAGAAGCTAAAAGAAGTATTAATGCATCTGCTATAGAATCAGCACAAGGTTTAGTTGGACTTTTAGCAGGTTTGGGTGAAGAAAATAAAGGAATACAAAGAGCAGCATTACTTGCAAGCAGTGCTTTATCTATTGCGGAAATTATTAATAATACAAACGTAGGTTCATCTAAAGAGGTTGCTACAAAGGGTGTTTTTGGTTTAGGAACATCAACCTTGTTATATGCTAAAATGGCTATTAGTATTGGTTCTGTAATTGCTGCAACATCAAAAGGTTTATCTGCTTTAGGTAGTGGTGGAGGCGGTGGTGGTGCTTCAGCTGCAGGTGGTGGTGGTGCTGCAACTCCTATGACTCCTCCTAATTTTAACGTAGTAGGTTCAAGTTCTACAAATCAATTAGCACAAACAATAGGCAACCAACAAAACACGCCTGTACAAGCTTATGTAGTATCAAACGATGTAACAACAGCACAAGCATTAGATAGAAATATCATTAAAGGTGCAAGTTTATAGTAATTAAAACAAAACAAAATTTAATTTATTTTAATAATATGAAGATAATAGAACTAATAATAGACGAAAACGAACAACTTTCAGGAGTTGATGCAGTTTCAATAGTAGAATTCCCTGCAATAGAATCTAATTTTATTTCATTAAACAAACAATTAGCTTTGGCTAAAGTTGATGATGAAAAACGTATTCTAATGGGCGCTGCTTTAATTCCTAACAAGCAGATTTATAGAAGAAATGGAGAAGAAGAATATTATATTTTCTTTTCAGAAGAAACTGTACGTAAAGCAAGTGAATTGTTTTTAATGAATTCAAACCAAAACAACGCTACATTAGAACACGAAAAAGAATTAAAAGATTTAAGTATCGTAGAATCTTGGATTGTTGAAGATACTGAAATGGATAAGTCTAAAAAGTATGGTTTAAATGCACCTTTAGGAACTTGGATGGTATCTATGAAAGTAAACAACGATGCAATATGGAATGATTTTGTTAAAACCGGTAAAGTTAAAGGCTTTAGTATTGAAGGAATGTTTGCCGACAAATTAGAAATGAGTTTACAATTAGCGGAAGAACAAGAATTAATTGAAAAAATAAAATGTATAATTAATAATGCTGAAATTAATAAATAAAATTATGAGTAATAAAACAAGTTCACCATTAGGTGGTAAAAGAGGATGTGTTTGTAAAAATGGAACATACAGTTCTAAATGTTGTAATGGCGAATTGTCAGAACAAGGAATTGGTAGTTTAGTTCAACAATCAGAAGAAGTAATTGTTAAAGTAAGTAATGAAAGAACTATAGTTACTTCAAATGGGTAATTTATAACAAAATTAAATAATAATAATTAATATAAAAAATTAAATATATGAGTGTATTAAATGAAATTAAAACGCTTTTGGGTATGGATGTAAAACTTGCTCAAATGAAACTAATAGATGGCGTTACTGTTCTAGAGGCTGACGCTTTTGAAATGGATAACAATGTTTTTATAGTTAATGGCGAAGAAAAGATTCCGGTTCCAGTTGGAGAATATGAATTGGAAGATGGAATGGTTTTAGTTGTAGCAGTTGAAGGTGTTATTGCTGAAATTAAAGAACCAGTTGCTGAAGTAGAAACACCCGAAGCAGAGGTTGAAGTAGAAGTTGAAGCACAAGCGGAACCTACAACACCAAAAAGAATTGTTGAATCAGTTTCAAAAGAAATGTTTTTTGCTGAAATTGAAAAATTAAGAACTGAAATTGCTGAATTAAAATTAGCAAAAGAAGTTGTTAAAGAAGAATTGAGTTCTGATGTTGTTGTTGAACCATTAACACATTCACCGGAAGTTAAATCTGAAGTTAAATTAAATAAAATATCAACTAACCGCCAAATGACAACACAAGATATTGTTATGGCAAAACTTTTTAATTCATAAATTATGGCTACTACTACAAGTATCACAACTACCTATGCTGGTGAATTTGCGGGGAAATATATTTCTGCTGCATTATTGTCTGGTTCTACAATCGCTAATGGCGGTATTGAAGTAAAACCAAATATTAAATATAAAGAAGTTATCAAAAGAATTGCTACAGATGCTATTGTAAAAAATGCAACTTGTGATTTCGATGCTACTTCTACTGTAACACTTACAGAAAGAATAATTACTCCGGAAGAATTCCAAGTAAATTTACAATTGTGCAAGAAAGATTTCCGTAGCGATTGGGAAGCTGTTCAAATGGGGTATTCTACATTTGATTCTTTGCCACCTTCATTTGCTGATTTCTTATTGGCTCACGTAGTTGCAAAAGTTGCTGAAAAAACAGAACAAAACATTTGGAAAGGTGTTACTGCTAATGCCGGAGAATTTGATGGATTTGTTACACTTGCTACTGCTGATGCTACTGTTATTGATGTCGCTGGAGTTGCCGGTGGTGTTACTGCTGCAAATGTAGTTGCTGAACTTGGGAAATTGGTTGATGCTATTCCTGCTGCATTGTACGGAAAAGAAGATTTATACTTATACGTTTCTCAGTCAATTGCTCGTGATTATGTACGTGCTTTAGGCGGATTTGGTGCAAGTGGTTTAGGTGCTAACGGTACTAACACAATGGGAACACAATGGTTCAACAATGGTTCACTTTCTTTTGATGGAATTAAAATCTTTGTTGCTACCGGTATGACAAATGATTTTGCTATTGCTGCTCAAAAATCTAACTTATATTTTGGAACTGGTTTATTAGCTGACCAAAACGAAGTACAAGTAATTGATATGGCTGATATTGATGGTTCACAAAATGTTAGAGTAGTAATGAGATTTACTGCTGCTGTTCAATATGGTGTAGGTGCTGAAATTGTGCTTTATACTCCAACTGCATAATCTGAATTATAATAATAAATATAGGGTAGGTAAAGTTGCCTACCCTTTTTTTTAACTTTAAATATATATATAGATATGGCTTGTGATATAACATTAGGTAGAGCGGAACAATGCAAAGATTCAATAGGCGGTTTAAAAGCTGTTTATTTTGTAAATTATGGTGATATTACTACAGTAACTTATTCGGCTACTGCTGGATTGGAAGATGTAATTACTGCATTAGGTGGTGACCCAATTGGGTACAAATATGAACTAAAAGGAACATCAACTTTTGAACAAACTGTAACAAGTTCAAGAGAAAATGGTACTACATTTGTTGACCAAAAATTAACATTGAATTTAAAAAAATTATCAATTGCGGACCATAAACAATTGAAATTACTTTCTTATGGTCGTCCTTATGTTATTGTTGAAGATAACAACGGAAATTTATTTATGGCTGGATTAACTAAAGGAATGGATTTAGTTACTGCTGCAATTGCTACCGGTGCTGCTATGGGAGATATGTCTGGTTATACAATGGAATTTCAAGGAATGGAACCAGTTCCGGCAAACTTTATTACCGGACCATTAAGTTCTGTATTAGACAGTATTGTTGAAGGAGCATAATATTTATTATTTGTTTTTTTTGTTTGAAAGGGTGCTATTTATTTAGCATCCTTTTTTATTTAAAACAATTTTAACTTTAAATTATTATAATTAAAAATATGTTATGATAATTTTAAAAGAACAAGTAGAGCCACAAAGCATAACTTTTATTCCAAGAAATATGGTTGCTAACACTATTGTTTTAAGAAATGAAACTACTAATGTTGAAACTACAATCATTGCTGAATTTTATGTTAATGATTATTATTTAACAGCATCAGCGGTTTTTGATTTAAAAGAAAATACATTTTATAATTTGACTATTTATAATGATTCTGATAAAAAAACCTATTCAGGGTTATGGATAACTGCGGATGTTGAGTTATTAGGCATGGGGCAACAGTCAAGCGCAACATTAGGTATTTATGGCATGTCGCAATCTGACATGAACCGACTTGAAACAACTGGCAGTATTCAACAACAAAACACCAGAATCAATAAAATTATGGTAGCCGCTGGCGAAGTGGGCGGGGCAATGTATGTTGTACATGAGGGCTTTATTGATACCGCATACCCTGTAATTCACTGAGTTAAGCAGTAATCCGCTATCATTTAATGGTTTAGTATTGCTTGATAGCTTAGGCGGATTATCGCTTTCTAATTGCGCCCGTAATCGCTCGACCAACCCCTTGCTTCCTCTAAACCCTGCTTTGTTTTGCTCCCTTAAATAACGCATAGCAAG